GAGATTCCATCTTCCACAGGGACATTCAATAGAACGGCAAACATTCTTGACGTTACAGACACAACGAACGCAGGATTTAACCAAAGATTAGTAGGATTATTAGATTCAGCTTGTAGTGTTGAAGCTAACTGGTCAGCGAGTGATACAGCTTTAACAGCTATTGAATCATCTTTTGATAGCAGAACAGAATTATGGGTAAAAATTTTACCAGATAATGTGGCAGGAAACGGGAAAAAGTTTAAAGTAGTTGTAGAAAATTTTAACACTTCATTAGACGTTAATTCACAAATAACTGTATCGGTTAGTTTTCAGGGAACAGGCGAAGTTTTTGCGGATGACGCAACTTAAACAATATGGCTGTAGTTGGATATCAAGCAAACATTAAAAAATCAGGAACTTCAACTAGTTTTAGTGGTGAAGCTATGACTGTTACAACTGGCAACACATTTCAAATAGATGACAGTGCTAAACAAGTATTTAATTTTAATTCTACATTTACTTTTTATGAGGACGCAGTAGCTATATCCGATTCAGATATTGATTCCATTGATTATATGTATGGGAAAGTTACATTTTCAACGTCTAAAACTGGTTCAATCACAGTAGATGGAGCATATTATCCAATGGCTAACATTGCAGGAGCTTATCAAGCAACCCAAAATACAACTAATCAGATTATTAATGTAACTAGTTTTGAAAATCAAGGTTTTGTTGAAAAATTGCCTAATCAAAAAGATATAACGGTAACTTGCACACGTTTTGATGATTTATCCAAAGATTTTCAAGACGTATTAGAAAATGGTAGCTCAATTGTAATTGAATTTATACCAAGCACAGGAAATGGGAATAGAGGCTGGTATGTTTTAGATTCCGCTAATCAAAATTTAGATATGTCAAACGTAGTTGAGGAAAGTTTAAGTTTTCAATTAACCGACAATAAAAATATTTTAAAGACATTTTCAAGGCAATAGTATATAATACTAAAAAAAATAAAGGGGTTTAAGTTATGAGTATAAGAGATAAAATAAGATCAGCAACACTTGGCAATAAAACACAATTTAATTCAAAAATAGTTAAATATAATAATGTTGAAATTGAAGTAAGACAATTAACACTAAAAGAAAAAACAGATTATTATACAAGTTGTCTTGACGACAAAACACAGTTGCCCAATCCACTTAAATTGCAGGTATTAGGTATTATATTATCTTGTTATGTTCCAAACACTAATGAAAAAGTATTTGAAGATTCTGATTTTGATGTTTTGTCTAATGACGTTGCTGGTGGATATACAGACGAATTATTTTTAGCTTTTAATGATCTTTCTAATTTAAATCTTGACGAAGCAAAAAAAAATTCAAATTAACAGTAACGCCAAAAGGTAAAGATTTAGATATTCAGGTAACGAGAGAATATCTTAAATTTGAATTGGCAGAGAAATTATCAAAAACAATTGAAGAAATTGAAACTATACCTTACAACGAGTTTGTGCAATGGTTAGCCTATTTTGAAGTAAAACATGATATAATGAAAAAGCAAGAAAAACATTATGAACGACAAAATAGGAAATAAGGATAAATGAGTTTAAATTTAGGGACAGTTTTTTATCAATTAGGTGTTAAAACAACAGCTTTAAGAAACGCTAGTAAAGAAGTTTTACAATTCCAAAACAAAACACAAAAAAGCTTTAATTCAGTTAATTCAACAGCAACAAAACTAGCAACTACACTGGCAAGTATAGTTACCTTAGAAACAGCAAGACGAGGTATAATGTTAGCCGATACAATGGGATTGTTGAAAGATAGGTTGACAGCTATTGTGGGAGACGCAGAGAAAGCCGAATACATTTTTAAAAGATTAGGAAAAATATCAGAAACTACAGGGTCAGGAATTGATACATTAGCGTCAAGTTTTCAAAGGTTTACTTCCGCTAAAGATTCACTAAAAGCAACAGACGAACAATTATTAATATTGTCTAAAACATTTGCCGAATTAGGTTTGATTTCAGGTGCTGGAGCTGATCAAATGAAAAACGCTACTTTGCAATTATCTCAAGGTTTAGCAAGTGGCAAATTTCAGGCAGAAGAATTTAACAGTGTTGTTGATAATGTGTTTCTTGCACAGCAATACATAGCTGAGGGCATGGGAATTACAACCGATAAACTAATTCAAATGAAAAAAGAAGGGCAGTTATTAAGTAAAGACGTTTTTGACGCTTTAATATCACAATCAGAGGAAATATCAAAAAAAGCAGAAAAAATGCCCATTAGGATTGCACGAGGTTATAACCGTTTGCAATTAGGAATTGAAAGAGCATTGGAATTAATAGACAAAACAAATAGTATAACTCTTAAATTAGGAAGTATTTTATTTAAAGCAGGTGAACAAGCCGAAAAATTACCATTTATTTTTGAAGCCATGTATCAACAATCAAAAAAATTTATGGACGAAAACGCAAAATTAAAACAATTTATTGTTACGTTTGCTGGTTTATATGGTTCAATTTTAGCGGTTAATGTAGCTTTATCGGTTACTAGAGGAATAATGTTATTAATTACTAAAGCTAATCCTTTTATATTGTTAGCTACTTCGGTAATAACATTTTACAAGGAAATTTTAGCGGCTTCACAAGCGTCTCAAAAATTATTCACAGCTTTAGAAAAGTTATTTAATTTTGATTTGTCAGGTGCTAAAGACGAATTATTAGGTATAAAACAAGCGTATCAAGACGCTTTAAAAGTTGAAACTGAAAACGACAAAATTAAAGAAACGTTTGAAAATTTAGGTAAAACAATATCGGAAACATTAAACAATTCAATAGATTTAAAAAAGCTTGACTTTACAAAAGGTTTTCTAGACGAAGTCGAAAGATTGCAAAGTGAATATCATGCTAAAGAGCTTGAACAAGCACAAAAACAAAAAGAAAAATTAAATGAAATTGAACAAGAAAAATCGTATGTAGCTCTTAAATGGGCAGAATATAAAGCAAATGTTAAAAAAAGTTTTTTAATTTCAGAAGGTAAAGAAAATAGACGAGCGAGTTCTGAAGAGATACAAAATGCAGGTAACAGCTTTAGATCTTTAATTACTCAAAGTTCACAATATAGCAAACAAGCTTTTGAGATTAACAAAGCATTAAGTATGGCACAATTAGCGATGAAAACACCAACAGCCATTGGAAACGCTTATACTTTTGGTACTGGCATTGGGGGACCATTAGTAGGTGGTATTTTTGGGGCAACAGCAGGGGCATTTATGGCGTCACAAATTGCAGGGGTGTCTAAACAACAATTCACACCAAGAGCAATGGGCGGTGATGTGTTTGGTGGGGGAAATTATTTAGTTGGAGAGAATGGACCAGAGCTACTACAATTAGGTAGTAGAGGAGGACATATAACACCTAATCACCAATTAGGCTCAATGAATAATAATTATTCACCAAAAATAAATGTTACAATTCATAACGCACAAAACCAAACAGCGACAGTGCAGTCAAACGAAAATAACGGTAATCTTGATATTGATATTTTTTTAAAAACTATTGAAAATAATATTGTAAGTGGTATCAATCAAGGTGATAGTACACTAGCTAGAACCATTGAAAACACGTATAAATTATCAAGGCAAGGGGCTTTTGCATGACAAGTATAAATTATCCACATTCTGTTTTACCTTCCCCGATAGTTAGTAATGCAAGACACCAAGAAGAAGCTAGATTAATACGGACTAGAATGGATTCAGGGTTTACAGTTGCAAGAAAACGATTTACAAAAGTACCAGTAAATTTTGATTTTCAATTAATCTTAGATGAGGATAGCTTATCTTATTTTCAAGCTTTTTTTAAAGTTGAGTTAGACTATGGGCTTAATTGGTTTAACATGAATATGCCAGTTGGCGACAGTATTCAATCATCACATGAAATAAGATTTATTGAAAATCCGAATTATACATGGAACGGTAAATTTTGCACTGTTACTTGTAAATGTGAAGGTAACGAGCTAAACACAGGCATTAATTATGATACTGTCATGTTAGGCTTGATAGCGTCATTAGGCGGGGGCGTAAGAGGGTTTGAAACTGCGTCAAATTATTTAGATAAAATTGATGTTGCTGTTAATGAAACGTTATACAACGCTTTTGAAAATTTATAAATAAGGAGTTAAAAAAATGGCTAATCCAACACAAGTTCAAATAGATAAGTTTACTACTAACACAACGCGATTAGATAGTTTTGTGAATGGGGGTGTAAATGATACGGTTACACTAGATGACGGAACAATTAAATCATTAACTGGGGTTATAGGTGAGTTATCAGCAGTCAATCCAAGAGGAAATTGGTCAACAGCCACAACATACGCCCAAAAAGATATTGTTGTAGAAAGTTCAGTAGTATATATATGTGTTATTTCTCATACGTCAGGCACATTTTCAACTGATTTAATTTCAGGCTATTGGGGTGCATACCAGATAGACCCTACCAATGCAGTAACATTATTAAATGATCTAACCGTTACTGGCAGTTTGGTCGTGAATGGAACAACAACGCAGGTCGATTCTACAGTTACTATGTTATCAGACCCGATTATAACCTTATCGAAAGATACGCAAACGGTAAATGACGGTAAAGATCGAGGTATTGAATTTAAATATTATGATACAACTGAAAAACTTGGTTTTTTTGGTTGGGATAGATCAACAAATTCTTTTACGTTTGTTCCAGACGCAACAAATGGCAGTGAAGTAATAAGCGGTAGTGTTGGAAATGCTATTTTTAATACGGTAACTTCTAATTTAATTGGAAACGTAACAGGTAATCTTACAGGAGACGTAACAGGAAATGTGACAGGTAATCTTACAGGAACAATATTGACAGCAAGCCAAGCTAATATTACAGGCGTTGGAGCTTTAAGTTCAGGTTCAATAACGAATACGTTTGGTAATATTGACATAGGCAGTTCTAATTTAACAGCAACAGGAACAACAATTTTAGAAACTGTTGGAATTGGAACAGCAAGTCCTCAATCACTTTTAGAAATTTCAAAAAATGACCAAACAAATGGAGCAACTTTAGGTATTACTAATAGTTTTGAGGGTTCAGCTTGGAATTCAGGAGATATTATTGGAACTATCAATTTTAGGTCTAATGATACTTCAACAACAGAAGCTATTAGAGGGCAAATTAAATTGTTTGACGATGCATCCTCTTCAAGTAGCTTTTCAGCTTTTAATGCTATGTCTTTTAGCACGGCAAATTTAAATACATTGCATGAAAGAATGAGAATTGACTCTAATGGTGATGTGGGTATGGGTTTGACCAATCCATCCTATAAATTGGATGTTTCAGGCTCTATAGGCTATTCAGGCTCTTTAGTATCAACTTCTGACAAAACTTTGAAAAAAAATATAAAAAAATGTCCAGATGACATTTTGGCAAAATTATTGCAATTAGAA